AGATACACGCAGCGCTTGTGAAGGATGGGCTTGACCTGAATGGCGACACAGGCATCCACAGGTCAATTATTTCCATCGTGCTGGAGAAAGAGGAGCAGGGGTTATGAATGAACGCCAGAATCAAATTGCCGAATGCACCAAGGATTTTTTGGTTTCTCTTCCCAGTAGCGTGAAGGGTATCGACTTGGGCGCTATTGTCTGCACAATATTCGAGTCGTTCGATCTTGACCATGAAGAACGCGCCCACATTTGTGAGGGCGTTTTAAATGCGATGCTTGAGGCTGAAATGCGCAAAGAAGAAAGCGCAGCCCAAGCCGCTGAGGATGTAATTGCGCGAGCT